ATTATAATATACATCTACTAAACCTGGTGTATAACTAACTGTAAAGCTAGTCTGACCGGCAGTGGCTGTAAAGTAAGTCACTTGTCTTAATGCACTACTAGCTGTAAATGCTGATGTGTATTTTATTACATCAACAATATTGTTTACACCAGTTCCTGTAGTTAATACCACAGTGGTTCCATTAGTTGCTGTAAAGTCAGCTGATGTTAATCTAACACCATTTATAAACACATCTACAAGTCCTACAACATATCCACCTGTTACAGTGAAACTAGTTTGAGCAGCCGTAGCTGTATAAGTTTGTATTGTTCTAGCAGAAGGTGTGACACCAATTGTCCATGTACGGTCAGCTGTTAAATCATATGCATCACCATTAATAGTTAATGTTCTAGCATTTGTTACAGGAGTGTACGTTAAAGCTGTAGTTACATCAGAAGATGTAAGACTAATTGCTCCAGTGCGTGTATTAAAAGAAGTAACACCTCCTTGATATTGAGGAATATTAAAAATACCTGTTGCACTATCATAAGTGGCAGCACCAGATGTTCCAGTGGTGGTTAAACTAATAGCTGCTCTAACTCTAGTATCTGTATAATAAAGGTTACCAGATTCAGTAACCAATGCTGTAGTATAATCTCCAGAAGTAGGAACGATTGCTCCTGTTCTTGTATTGAATGATGTAACACCAGATGCTATTGTAAATGATCTATCTGCAGACAAATCTAGTGCTGTACCATTGATGGTAATAGTTCTAGTTTGTGGAACTTTAGTTCCTATAGAGGTTGCTACAGTGGTAGCAAAGTTCGGATCGTTTCCAAGAGCTACCGCTAATTCATTTAATGTATCTAATGTGGCGGGAGCAGATGCTACTAAGTTGGCTATTTGAGTTCCAACATAAGTTTGTGTGGCGTATGAATTAGTTGTAAGATAAGTACCTACACGTGCGTCCGTGTAATATAAATTAGTTCCCTCAGCTATATTAGTTGTTGTAAGAACAACAGCACCTGTTAAAGTGTTTACACTAGTTACACCTCCTGTTACAGTGATGACGCCAGTGGCTGAGTTATATGAACCAGAACCAGTTACGCTAATAGCAGCACGAGCTCTTGCATCTGTGTAATAAAGATTAGTACCTTCAGTTACTAATGTAGTGGTATAATCACCACTCACTGCAACGACTGTACCTGTTCTTCCAAATATAGATACGACTCCTCCTACATAACTAGGAATGTTTAACACTCCTGTTGCACTATTGTATGTAGCAGCTCCTGTACTACCAGTGGTGGTTAATGATATAGCTGCTCTTGCACGAGCATTAGTATAATAAAGATTAGTTGCACCTTCAGGTACTTGATCTGTAGTAGATATAAATCCATTATAAATTGGATTATATACAAAGATGTCTAGTAAGTCATTGACAAGAGCACCATCACCTAGTGTAAATGTAGTACCATTAGTTGATGTTATAGCTGTTGGTGTAAGTAGTACACCATTTAAAAATACGTCAATAAGTCCAGGAGTGTAACCACCTGACACTGTGAATACAGTTTGACCTGCTGTAGCTGTAATTTGTTGTAAAGCTCTAATAGCTCCAACACCAGATGTAGTTACAGATACAATACCTGTTCCATCTATAGCTAAGCCACTGCCTATCTTAACACCACCGAGAGTGACACTAGACGCTATTGGTAAAGAGTAAGGTGTAACAAACCCTCTAACCCAAGCAGTTGTAGCCAACTTGGTGGAGTTATCGTTAGCAGCAGGTGTTTGACCAGTAGCAGTATTGTTAAGTGTAACTACACCATCTACTGTCAGACCAGCTTTAGCTAGTATGTCAGATAGAAACTTCATTCAGTTTGTTTATTATTTCTTGATAATTACACGATACGCATTGGCAGAAGGAGCTACAGCAAAACTTACAGTTACTGTTGCAGCATTAGTTATAACTACATCTGTCATAACTTCTTCTAATGTTGTATTATCTTTAATCATCACGATTACATCAATAGTGTTCAAGCCATGTGTTAATGCATAAGTAGTGCCAGCACCTCCAATATTTGCAGCAAAACCACCAGTTCTGTTATCTAAATAAGTCTTTAATTTTAAAGGAGTTACAATTCTAGTATCATCTGTACCAGTTGTTAACTCAGCATCTGTTGCAATCTCTGCAATACCTGTACGAGTTTCTGTAGCAGTACGAGCAGATAAAGCAGAAGGAGTTACAGCTTTTACAGTGTCTGTACCAGTTTGTGTTTCTGCGTTTGTAGCAATAAATACTAATCCTAATACAGTTGTTGTAGCTTGATTTCTATTAACTTCTAATTGAATCCAGTCTGTAGCTAAAGATGTTGAAGAACCATTAATTTTAGCAATGATTACATCACCTACATTAAAGGCTACACCGCCAGTTGTTCCTGCTACTGATACATACCAATAGTCACCAGCTTTAGTGCCAGCCACGGGGCTAGAACCTACTGGAAACGAACCACTAGATGCATCCCAAGCTCCTTCTAAATTACCAAGACTACCTACGTTAGCATCAATGTATGTTTTGATTGCTGCAGATGTAGCTAATGAACTAGAACTAGAGTTGTTAGCCATATCTGTAATGATCGTCACCTCAGCTGCATTAGCTGCTGCTCCAGATACATTACCAATAACTGTTAAGTTATTAAGCTGTTGTAGTTTAGCAAACGTTACAGCATTAGCATTAATCTTTACAGTGGTAACTGAAGAATCATTTAACTTAGCAGTAGTTACTCCTAAGTCTTTAATACGAAGGGTATCTGCGTTAATTTCAATACTTGCACTATCTACATTTACATCAAGAGTTACGACATCACCATTACCTGATGTAGATGCTGTAAGACCGGCTCCACCAAGAACATCTTGGATGTCACCAGACATATCCACCCAGGCTAAACTATCCCAGAAGTAAATACGCTTATCTGTAGTGTCAAAATACACCTGACCTGTTACAGGAGATGCAGGAGCACTACTTAAGTTGTGGATGGCCACATTCAAAATCTGATTTTTGGTGAGGTCCAGATTTGTTAGAAACTTTTTAGACATGATATTTATATTTTATAATTAGTTCAAAAATGCTTTCCCACTAAATGGTGCAGAAAATTTAACTGTTAATGAATTAGCGTTTGTATATTCTACCTCTCCTATAACTTCTGCATTACTAGAATCCACTATAGAAACAGATGGGTATTTATTTAAATTGTGTGTAATGCTCCACGTGGAACTAGACACTGTTTGATCATGAATGTGAGAAAACTTAAATGTCTCTTGTATAGAAAGTGTATCTCTATACGTAAGGATAATAGTTCTATTTTCATTATCAGCAGTTACAGTGATGTCAACTACTGTTTTATTAAAAGCTTCAGCTATTTGAGAAAGTTGAGTGTCAGATAAACTTACCTGATCCCATTGATTACCGTCCCATGCATATACTAGTTTTAATGTAGTGTCATATACAATAATACCACTGTCATTAGAATTATATCCAGATGCTAAAGCATTTCTTTCTGCAGTGGTTACAGGTTGTAACTTAGCATTAAGAATCTGATTCTTATTAAAATCATAGTCTACATATATTTTTTGTACTGCCATTATGATAAATATGCTCTACCGGCTACGGCTTGATTAAAGTAAATCTTAATTCTGTTATTATCTATAACATCAATAGTTCCTATAATATCTACACCAGTTAAATCTTCTGTACGTACACTAGGAATTAAGTTCATTCCATGAACAATATCCCACATAGTGGAAGCTGTTTGTTGTGTAAAAACAAAAGAACTATTCTGATTAATAGTAATAGCAGGATTTAAGTTAATTCTAGTTATACATCCACCAGAGTTAATCTCTATAATATTTTGACCAGACTGTTGTGTACCCATGTAGTCTAAACCTACAGCAGGACCTCTTCCATCTTCAGATACAAAAAAACCTGTGCCTCCTTTAGAGTATAATACATCATCATACTTTACGCCAAGCCAGGTTTTAAGTTGGATTTTAGTTTCAGATAGAGCTCCATCATCCTCATTAGCTTCCCATTCAACTAACTCTTTTCTCATAGAGATGAGTTGGTTGTCTTGGTCAGGTTTGCAAGAGTCAATACCGTAACGCATCTGCTTATACAGACGGTGCATTACATCAGCAAACTGCTTATTATATTTAACTCTGTTCTGTAGATACGTTCTCATTTTGAGTTTTAATCTGATTAATTAACTGTTGTTCATACAAAGATATGCAATTTGCACAAACTCTGATTCCGTTGGATGCTATTCTATCTTGGCATCCGCAGGAGATTTGGGTTCCACAATTTGAACACTGTCTCATTATATTTGGTTTTTAGTGAGCTTTAACAGTTTGTTCCACAAAGTCCGTTGGTAATCTTATCCAATCTTTTCTTTGCGTATAACAACAGTTCCATACCTGCTTCAGGACTATGGCAGTATTCCACTTTAGCCTTGGCTGCATCTATAAAACTTTTTATCAATCTTAATTCTATAAGACTTTCTTTTACGTCAGCATCTGGTTCACAGGCACCCATCTCTAGTTCACACAAAAGATTGTAATACCTGTTCACAGTTTGTGTAACACGAAGATGGTTATATTCCACCTGAACTACACTATTTGGAGACATAGAATAATTAATAACATAGATACCATCTGGAAGTGGTTGCACTGATTCACTACATCCTGTCTTTTGTAAACCCAAAGTACAGGCTGTTAATGTGGTGTTAAACCCAGGTAACATCTCAATATTTACAGGAAGATTAAATCCTGGAGAAGTAATACTTAGAACACCGCAGTCTTTTCCAACTCCGTCAGCATATATGCTGGTATCAAAGATACGTAAAACCTTAATATTGTTAGTATCAGGCAGCTCTAAACTTAGCTGATGTTTGCTTGCCATTAGTGTAAACTTTAATAGTTTATATAAATTTGAAGACAAAGGTCCTCAATAATAATATACCAAATTTTTGGGAATTATCCAAAAACAAAAAGGGAGGGACACGAGTCCTCTCCCTTAGTGTTAGATATTTTTAATATCCTTATACAGTCTCTAGAGAAACAGCATTACCAGCCGCACTTGCACTTGATACAATGAAGTTAGTAATTGAAGTGGTTGCAGTACCAGTTGGTACGTGAACTACGATCAAATACTGATCATTATCAAAAGTACTAGAAGGATTGTTAAAACGAGGTACGTTGTGCAAGATCAATACTTGCTCATACAAACCATTACGGTTAACAGTTGCCAAAGCTGGATCAGCTTCAATCTCACGCATACGTAAGCTATCTACACGAGAGCTATCAGGATATGCATTTTGTAAGTAACGACCATCCAAGATCAACTCACGAAGTACAGTCTCACCCAAACCAGAAGCTTGCTTAGGAGCTTGAAGTTCTGCAGATGCAAACAAGTTTGTAGCACAAGGATCACCAGACTCTTCTACAAAAGAAGTGTAGATGAACAAAGGCTCCAAACCGTAGAAATCTGTAGGAGTGAAAGTACATGCACCAAACTTAGTCTCAACATAAGCAGCAGTGATCTCAATATGAGAATCTACAGCAGCAATGTCGTTAGCAGAAGAAGTTACAGGAGTGTAAGTACCAGTTGCAATTTCAGAATAGATCTTAGCATTACCATTTGTAGAAGCTACAGCAGCTTTACTAAGAACAACGTTTGCATTACCAGAACTAGCTGAATCAGCAGCACCAACAGAAACTACATAAGAAGCACCAGCCAAAGAAGCGTGTACTACTTTTTCTCCAACTTGGAAAGCAGTACGGTCAGCATTTGCTACAACAATAGTTGCAGAAGCAGCAGTAGGATCAATTGCTACAGAAGCTGTAGTCAAATTGAAAACTTTAGCCACTACAAACTCTTTCAACAAAAGAGACTTGTTAATCTGATCTTTCCAACTAAGTAAGATCACGTTTTGGTCTACTGTGTTAGTAGTACCAGCTACAGTGTCACAACCACTGAATCCATCCAAAGTGTCATAAAGGTTACGGCTTACGAAACGTAAAGCAGGTGAACCTTTAACATCTAGACGTAGACGGTAAGTGTTATCACTGTAAATTGTAGCTGCAGAAGCATCTACAGATACGATTTGGTTCTGAGCAGCATCAGATGTCACTTTAATAACACGGCTGATGTACTTAGGGTTAATCACTTTAGACTTAACTGACTCTTTGTAACCACCGTGTACGGGGCCAATTTTGTCAGCAGCAAAGTAACTACCTTGAGCCAAAATAAAAGGGGCAGCTTGTGCAGAAACTACTTGGTAAGATTTGGCATCGAAGAAACCAATCTGTCCAGCAGTTAAAGCATCAGTTCCACCAGAGCTAGCAAGCGTTGTGCTAGCAGGCAAGAATGACTTGCGGAATGCATTTGGAAAATACATGGGACTTTAATTTAAAGGGTTATAAATAAATAAATAAACAAAATTTTTAACTTAAAAACATTAACTTATACTTGGTTGAAGCAATCAAACTCTTCATCTCATCTAGTTGGTTTACTACTTCAGAGAAAGGCATGATCTTTTGTAACTGATCAACGTGTGTATATAGTTCTTTCATGTGAGATATTGCTTCCTGTACAGATCCACATTTATATGGACTCACTGCCGGAAGGTCTAGAAGCTTCTCACGAGCTCCTTGGTATTGTTCAGCTACAGCATCTACTAAATCTGGCATTCCAGTATAAAACTCACCAAGAGCTTTATGTGCTGCAAAAGATCCAGGTCCTGTAACCTTTAGATGCAACTGATGTAAACTTGTTATAAGACCTTGAGCATGAACTATCACAGCTGCTGTTTCTGTACACGGCCCCATTGGACTAGGTCTTTGTAGTTTCTGCATCATTAGCTATTTCTTTGTGCGTTTTGTAGTTCTCTCTGATACTGGTTCATTGACTCTATATCTCCTGCTAAAATAGCAGCTGCATCATCAACTATAATCTCACAAATATCATCTTTTAACTCACACTCTACATTCACTGTAAACGTTTGTCCAGTTGATATATTAGTACATCCTACAAACTGAATTTCTCTAGGCTTTCTATAATATACTAACTTAGAATCAAGCACGGTAAACTTACCATTTGTATAAATTCTAATCTTATCTCCTAAGATTGTGCAGAATGTTTCTGCCCATTCAAAAGAAGGTTGTTTAAAACTATCTGCTAATAGTATATCTACGTTAGCTTCTTCAGCTTGGTATACTGTAGTTAAAGGTCTTTTAGGGCAGCAATCATTCTTTATATTAGCCCCAACTCTTACAAAGTGTAAATAGTTAGCTGGAATTGCTTCACTCTCAAAGAACTTTATTCTTTCAACACCATTCAGATCAACTTCATTAAGTAAGATCTGTAAATCATCAACAACAGTTACACTTTGTTCTGAAGACTCTTTTAGAGCATTCAATCCGTGCAATCTTCTACGTGTCCATTCAAGCTGAGCTTTATTAAAAGCTTCTTGTATCATCCAACACTCTATGTTGTCATAATCAAAGGAGCTAAGCTTATTAAGTCTTTGCTTGATTTTTATCTGTAGCAGGTTGTTATTCATATCTTATAAAGACCTGGCTGCTGTTCTGACGGTAAGCAAGCCAAGTACTGTTTTTATTGATTCCAATATTTCTCTACCTTCTTAGTTAAGTCTACCAAAATTTCCTCATTCAAAGGATTCTTAAGGTATTCCATACAATCAGATGGAGTACGTCCTAACATGGTAGTAGTTTCCATATGATAAATAAAACCATCAGCCTTAGTTGCAATAAACTTGTAATATGTACAGTCTTTTACAATAGCTCTAATCTTTAATGTTTCCATATCAAGAGTAGATATATCTAAGAACCTTTGAGCAGTCTTACGTTTATCTTTCTCTACTAACTCTCCATTTACATACTTATCCATGTTATCATAGATGATGTCATTAGGAGTAGACTTCTTATACTGAGCACTATTAGGATCTAACACCTTGGCTACATATAATAGTTTATTCTGATTCTTATCAAATAACTTCTGAAGTTCAGAAAGAGCTTTATTACGAAGCTTCTTAACTTCTGTTTGTACTGATGCTGTTTCTTCAAGTTTATCAAGATAAAACTTAGGAGGAACTGGCATTCTGCGAGCTTCTTCTAAACTTTTAGCCACTATACAAAAACCACCTGCCTCAATTGCATATAATCTAATTAGATCATAAGGGTCTTTATCAGGCTCTAGAAAACTTGGTTCATTACCACATCTTATTTTGATCTTATCCCAAAACACTGAGTTATCAGGTTTCATGAGTTTGATCTTATTCCAAAACTCTTCGTCATTTGCATCAACTACGTTAGCAGCTAATTCTCTTTCTAACTGAGCAACAACTACACGTATCTGTTTAATTTTAGCTTCTTGTTCTTCAGATGGTAAATCTTTTACATCTGGAGAAAACTCATTTAAGCCAGTTACGTACCTTTTGATGCCGTTAATCTCTAGACAGGCTAATTGTTCTTCGTGGAACGCTCCGTCAAAAAGACTTAATCCATACTTCTGTAGTCCCATATTATCAACCATTGGATCAAAGAAAGGTCTAATGGCAATAGTGGACTTTTTGTTTTGTGGATACTTCTCCACGATTGTTACTCCGCTCATGTTTGGTTTGTTTGGTTTTTAATTATAACTGGTTACAAATGTAACCTTTTATATTTAGAACCTATTAAGAGTTGCGAGCTCCTCATGTGATCATCATGGTACGCATACAATAGGAAGCCTGAAGATACTTATCTACAGGGCGGCACTGTTGTATCGTTTGGCAGGGGAATTTACACCCCTGCCTTAGATACTATTTTTTAGAATGATCCTCCAGTAACTGGATTTCTCATAACAATTTTCAACACCTTGGTTGGGTCTTTAACCCAGATAGCTGGCATTGTCTGTGTCATGAATACACGGTAACCGTTGAACTGTCCAGAAGACTGGAAGCCTTGGGTACGTCCCATGTAGTCCATTGTACCGTTTTGGTAGAACCACTTCAATTGATTATCCCAAGATAACTTCAACAAGAAGATGTTGTCGTTAGTATTCTGTGTGATATCAAAGATAATGAAATTATAAGAACTTAATGGGAAACCATCAATGATAGGGTTCTCAATGTCGTTAGTATGAACGTTATCAAACGCTGGGTTCAATACAAACTTAACGTTAGCCAAGAAAGGAATAACGTATTGAGTGTATGCAAAACCAAAGTTTAGATCCATACCTTTTCCAGTGATTGCTCCTACTTCAGATGCATTAATCACCAAGCCAGAGTTGATAGCTTCACGCTTAATAGCTTCGTTTACAAGCTTCATACCACCAAGGCCAGTTTGTACAACTAATTCACGCTTAGGATCTGGACCTTGAAACTCAACTTTACCGTTAAAGAAGTTGAAGATTTCAGACTTGAACAAATCTAAGTTGAAAGAACCTTTGTTATAAATACGCTTGTAAGAGTTATCCAACTGCTTCCAAAGACCTACAGATAATCTGATGTCATCTGGACCATCTTGCTTAACCTTACCACCTTGACCCCACATTAAGTAGGTCTCAATGTCATTAGCAATTTTGCTCAAGTGAGCTGCTTCCATTGCAGTTAAGAATGTACGAGTAAGCTGTCCTGATTCGTAAGCTTTCTTTACATAGTCTTTACCCATTTTAGAAGCCATTGTTTCCAAACTTGAAACTGAAGGATCAACACTCTTGTCGAAGTTTCTCCACATTTCAATAACTGGAACAGTTCCGTCAGCTTTCATTCCACCTTTCATCATTAAGTCAGCTCTAGAGCTTACAGAATAATGAACGTGAGCTTCAGCACCACCTACGTAGTTGTAAAATTCACGGAAACCTGCATTGATGTTACCGATATCAGAGAAACGCTCACCGTATTCACCACGAGCAGATCCTTTACGGAACACCTTAGTACCAACTTTAAGATATTTGTTATCCAAATACTTAGCATTGTCGTTGTTTACCAACTGAACAGTGTAGATGAAACCGTCACCTGCTGGGATAATATCGTCAGCTGTGATGTACATTTCCACACCATTGTACTTGTCATAAGTGATAATATCACCATGACCAAAAGAACGCTTATTAATTTTAATCTTGAAGGCTTGACCATCAATACCTTTAGTGGCATTAGATGATTCAATATCTTCTGTAATGTATGGAAGATCCTGCGTTACTGGAATCTGCCACTTGTACTCACCACGTGCATTATCTACTGAGATAACGTTCTTACCGCCAAAGCTGGACATTTGGTACAAAGGCATTTCTACTTTTTGTGCCATAGCCCATAAATCTACTGGACCTAAATCTGTAGGTTCAGCTGACTTTAGCAAGTTCGAAAGGTGGTAGCTGTCTACGTGTGAGCTAGTCTGGTAGCTGGTATCTCGTAGAAATATACCATTGTTCAAAACTGGAGTTGCCATGAGGCTTTTAAATTTAAAGGGTTAATAATAAATAGTTTAAGTAAATTAGCGTTTAAATATGTTTGTAGGTCTAGCAATCTTTCTAGATCTAGTTTCATCTTCTTCCTGATAAGTAGAAACATTCTTACGACTTTGTTCAGTCTTCAATTGTCTCACTGTCTGTTCTACCGCTTGATTCTTCCCTTGTTTTACAAGAGTCTGACGGTATTCTTCAGGATTAGATAGTAACCAAAGTGCTTCAGCAATTAATGGGTAGTTAGGTTCTACAAACTGATACTTCTCTAAAAGATGACCCAACTGGTTAGTTGGTCTTCCACTAATAGAAGGATAGTTTGGTTGAACTAGTCCACTATATAACTGAGCTTGAGTCTTTTTATCCAACTTAAGTCCGTTGATCTCTGCCGGTCTAAGAGCTTCAAATACACTTTTCATGTAAGTGTCTGCTGCTTGTTCCTGCTGAATCTTTCTGCTTTCTTGTTCAACAATCTGAGATTGTACAAACTCTTCTTGCATCTGATCCAACTTTGGCTTAAACTGCTTGGCTTTTTTCTCTAGTACTCCTAGATCTTTCCAAGTAGTTAGTTCTTCATCAATCTCCTCTTCGTTACCAAATCCGGTAGCTTGTAAATAAGATCTTACAATACCTTCCTGATCGTTCTCTTTAGTAGGGTCAAGCTGACGAACTTGCTCAACTTGTGCTAGAGCTTGGAAAAGACCTTTTAAATCTTGTCCTCCATCTGCTACATACTTAGCTGCATATTGCAACTCTTCTGGTAATGACTCAAAAAACTCTTTGGGTGTCTTTGCAGCAACTTCTTGTTTTAAGTTGTCAATGTTGGCTTGCCAAAGCTCCTCAACATCTTTCTCTCCAAGACCACCTAAGTACTCTTCAAGAGACTGGTTACCCTCATCATAGTCATCAAAAGCAAACATCTCTTTTGACTCTATACGTTTTTTAAGAAACTCTACTAAGCCAGACTTTTCTGTCTTAGGTCTTCCACCTTTAGATTTAGATGGCTGATCATCATCTTGATCATTATCATCTACATTCACAAGGTCATTGATAAAGTTTTTAGCAGCATCAGGATCTTTTGGCTTTCCATCAGCATTTTCATCTTTATCACTATCATCTTCTTCATCTAGAAAGTTTGTATCAAACTTTGCTTGACTAAAGATGTTGGGTTTTTGGTCTTTTTTATTTTCAGTGATGCTAGGAGTAACGATGCTGTCTGCACCAGGTGCTCCTAACCAACTGTCAATATCAAGATCCACTTGTTGTACAGATGTCTGTACGTTGGTTTGAGTATCAGTCATTTTGTTTGGTTTTTTTGTGTATCTCTACATAATTAATATACAACTTAAATCTTAAAAATTTACTTATCCTGTAATATTTTTATCTAAGGTGCGGATAATAGAGCTATAACTATTTCGTCTTTTTCCCAGAGGATTTAGAGACGTCATATTTATTTTTATTTTCTTTAGCAACTTGTAACTGTTTGTCTGCTATTTCTTTTCTAGCTTGTAATGATTCACGCTCAATCTGTAGTTTCTGATTACCCTGTTCTTTCTTAGTCATCTCAGATTCACGCTTCAAGTTCATCTGATCTTGGTAGCGTTGTTCTTGACGAATGCCTTCTAAAGCATCTTGATAATCTGATACTTGGTTTTGATTAATATCTACAGTGGCTCCATAACCTGCTGCTCTAATCTCTGCCACTGTAAGCTGTGTTTGTCTATCCATATCAGCTTGCTCACCTCTAAACTGAAGATCCATTGCTTTCTGCTTCTCTTGAGACTCAATCATCTGCTGCTGCATTTCTTGTTGCTGCTGCATCTCTGACTCTTTCTGAGACTGTACCTTCTGTTCTGCATTCTTAAGAACACCAGTTAATTCAGCTATAGACTCAGACTTAATAACATTACCTAGATCATATATAGAAGCACCAGTGGTGTTATTGTTAATAGCTAGTTGTTTAAGCTGCTCCATTACAGCACGAGAATTAGTCTTAGTGGTACAGAATATATTTAGATCACGCATTAACAACTCAGTGCCGTTAATCTCAAAGTTTACCTTCTCATCTTTAGAAGTGATATACTGAAGACGTACACTAGGTTTGTTAGAATGATAGTATTGAGCCAAGTCAGTTCGCATTTGGTGAACTCTTGGCATTAGGTTATCGGAGTGTTGTATGAAATACTGTTCTGTCTGTGCATAAGAAGCAGACATAGCTTGTTCAATACCTGTAGCTGTTTGTTGAGCAATAGCTTGACCCATACGTTGTGGGTTAAGACCAATCACCTCAAAAGCTTGGTTCTTGAAATAACTTGCTAAGTTTACACGAGAAAGTAATCTATTAGTTTGTTCTAGGTTCAACACTTGGTAGTGTTGGAAGTTAAGAGCATTCTCAGTGTTTGTAATAGACGTATCCAATGGTAACATTTGGAAGTTCTTCATAGCCACATAGGCTTTGGCCAGATTATTTTTCCCCCAATCTTCTCCCATGGAGTGACGAGGCAAAGAGTTCTGGTCCAACATAATAACCGTACCTAGCTCATCAACCAAGATGTCTGCTATTTGGTTATTTACAATGTTATAGCCTATCTGGTATGGTTTCATAAGGTCTACCAATGAAATACTGCGGGTGTTACGATCACCGAACACAGAACCTTCCACTGGTAGCTTACAACCGTACAATGTTGCATCTCCTTTAAACTGGAACGGAACTCTTCCTGGTTTGCCACCATTCAGTCCTAAGTAAATTGGATTGATGCCACCTGGATTATTCATTCCCCAGAATGCTGGTCTATTAGGACCTATTTTTACACCACCCCAAGTTTCGTTAATCCAGATCCAGTCAATATGTTCACCAAAGATTAAGTTATCTTTGGACTTTTGTTTGTATATAGAAGTGTTATACATAGGTTTATCAGTAACCTTGTATTCTTCAGTGATAATATCTTGTATAATTTCTCCTTCTTCTGTTATTTTAGTTAAGTGACCCACCTTACGTTGGCTCTTCCAATAAATGGTAGAAACACGTAATAGATGAGTCTTACCAAAGTCTACAGTGTCTTCTGAGTCTGATAAGATCCATTCTACAATATCTCCTGTACCAAACTTAGTGTCGTATAAAGAAGTATATTGTCTATATCCCAATGATGGCATTTGTGTATTCCAATCATGAGATTTAGTAGGGTCATAATAAGTACCGTCATTCTGGTATCCTTGTACAGCATAACCTGCTGAACGGACCGGATAGATGGCTTCTAAGGACTCCATTTGTTCTTCGGTCATCATCCATCCATACTTATCAATAACGTCTGATACGGACATCATATCCATCTTACCGACCCAATTACCTTGGGAGATGTATCTAACATCTGGAGACTTATGATAGAATGTTAAAAGTGGGTTCCAAAGTTCTAGTTCATAGTCATCTTCATTCATCTTAAAGTGCCAGAACTCTCTATCTGTAATAAGCATGTCTTTAAATCCACGCTCTTCTAATTCTTGTAGTTTAAATCTTTCCTCGTCTACAGACATCTGATGACTAGCCCATTGCTCAATCATAGATTTATAATCTTTATTAAAGAATCCTTGAATCTCTGGAAGTTGTTGTAAGCTTTCTGGAGCCAATGCTTTCTGCATTTCTTCAGAGTCAAGCTCAATACCCATAGCCATCATCTCCATCATCATCTTTCTTTCAGCATCTTCAAGCAAAACTTTCTCCACCATGCCACGCTTTTCTTCCATCATCTCATTATAAGAGATATCATCCATAGCTTTAAACATAATACGTGAGCTTCTTTTAGAAAACTCATTACATAATACGTTGATTACGTTAGGGATAATAGGGTAAAACTTAAGCTCTAATGCAGATTCATCTTCTTTTGTTAGAGTGTCAATAAGATCTGCCATCTCATTGTCTTCTTCAACAATGTAGTCAGCCTTGTCAATTATGCCCTTAGCAAGCTTGTAGTTCTTCATAAGTCTACGAGCATTACGTCTAAGCTGTTTCATACCCTGAAACTCTAGCCAATCTAGGTTCCAAGATCTCCACTCTTCATCTTTTTCCTTTTCAGATATAAACTGGACAGGCTGGGTAAGTGTACCCATTTTATTATAATCCGCCTTTTTCCCAGATTTAAGATCTAGAGCATTGTATATCTCCATAATATTTAATTATTTAAGTCTGCTGAGTCATCTACAGCTTCATTAGTAATACCACTTGATCTAATAGTAGTTGTTCCAGTTGTACCCATAGATAAAAATGAAGGATAGTTAGTTGTGGTGCTCCAATTACCCAAAGAAGGGTTATATACTGTACCACTACCGCTAGTTAGAAATTGTACTGATGCCTGTTTTGGCTCTTCATCCTTTAAAAGAAGCAAAGCTTCCTCAAGAGATAGGTAGTTTTCTTTAATCAATCTAGAAAGAATAGTTACTTTTTGAGCATGAAGTTCTTGATTTTCCATAATTATCTTATATTTTTAAAGGGATTACGTGGGCTTTTTGAATTAACTCCATTACCTTTAGAACCACCTATATGTCTAAAGGGGCTCCAATTTAATTTACTAAATTTCTGGGAGTTATCCAAGTTTTCTTTTGTAACTTCTACACGTTTAGTCAATCCTCTGTTACTCTGTTGCACCTTTGCAAATGCTATAAGAGCACAAAAAGCTACTAATCTATCTACGTTTAGACCATCCCTATATGCTTGCATTTCTTTTAGAAGCATAATATCTGGGATACGTTCAACACCATATATTGTCTTTACAATGTCACCATTTTCTTTTGTCTCATAGTCTAGCTCTTCTTTAAGAAATTCTATACCATAAGATAGTACATTACCCTTGAATAATGTACCTACGTTTTTCCAACCATATTCTTGGAATACATTTCTATTGGCACCAATATCTTTTAAAAATAAAATCATATCTTTTGGTACTAAATATTTCTGTTTTCTTTTTGAGATCATGTACTGAATAAACAAAGCTACGTTATTTTCCACAATCGTCCAGGCATTATACCATTCTATAAGAAGCTCAAGTCTTTCATGAGTTTTGTTAAGATCATCAAAACGTCCACACCATGATGCCACGATCATGTCACGTTCTATTTCGTTTTTTACAGATCCGTTACCGTCATCCTTAATAACCTCCACTGGATTCTTATATACGTATATAGAACATAGTGAATCAGATGTTGTAGTCTTTCCCTCACTAACAGGGTCCACAGAAGCATAGTACATCCCAAATG